AAGGCCTTTCAAGAGCCGCGTCTAGATACAACGAGGAGCTTGATAACTCGTTAAAAATGTACGACGAAGGGTTGGTGCCGTTAGAAAGGGCTGCGCAAGTATTTGGCAAACTAGAGGCGCTTCAAAAGGCTGGTAGGTCTGGCTTAACTAATGCTGAATTCGAGCAAAAAAGATTAACCATGTTAAAGGCTACGAGCCAAGAATACGACAGAAGCCTAACGCTTGTGTCGTCTGGCCTCGCCGCAGGCACCTTGGCCGCTTCTGACGGCGCAGCAGCGGTAGACCAAATGGCTCAACACATTGTAAAGTTTGGGCATAAATTATACGAAGGAGAGGCGCTTGCGGTTGAAGCTGCTAAACTTAGGGATATACAAGTTAAAAGCGCTGAAAAGTTCAACCAAGAATTTGAAAATACTAGAGAGCTATTCGACGCAAACGTTCTCAGCACTCAAGATTTAACTGCCGCTTTAGACGCTGCAAACGAAGCGGCAATCCGCGCTGGCACTTACGGCTTTAAAGAATTCTCTAATAGTCTAAGAGCGGGCTTCACTTACACAACTCAAGACTTTGCGAGCGACATCGATAGTATGGGCCGCGAATTTGGGCAAGACTTTAAGAGCGGCGTTTCAGGCGCATTCAGCGAAGCGATCAAAGGAACCAAGAAGCTCAAAGACGCTTTCGCAGACGCATTCGCAGCAATGGCGGACAAGATGCTAGATAAATCTCTAGACATCGGCGTTAGCGCTTTAATGAGCCCCTTAGGATTTAACAAGGGAGGAGTAGTCAAAGGTTACTCTAGCGGTGGTTCAGTAATGGGTGGCTCAGGCACGAAAGATGACGTACCAGCATATCTAACCAAGGGCGAATATGTAATTAAGAAATCTAGCGTACAGGCTTACGGTAAAGACTTCTTCGACTCCTTAAATAAAGGAAGCGTTGTACAAGCTAATAGGGGCGGCGCAATTTCAAGACTCGTAAAACAACAAACACAAAAACAAAGAGAATTAGACGCCGCTGGCATTCGCCAGTTCTCCTACAAGTGGGCCGACCCAGATAAAACCAAGGAAGATTGGCTGGGCAGAGACACGGGTGAACCCGTAATGAATACGAGTAGTGACTTCAGGGTTAACATGGGGAGCACCCTTACTCCCGAAAGGATCGACGCTATCCAAGCCGTTGCTCAAAAATACCCAGACGTCGCTAAGAATTTAGATAGAGATTTGTTTGACCAGTCCAAGCTTGAGATTGGCCAAGGCAACTATAAAGTGCGCCTTAACAATAGGTTTGTATACGACAACATGAAGCGGCCTGATGAGGGCATGATGCGCACAGACAGCAGGCTCAGCGCGGCAGCTTTAACTGACGAAAACAACCCTCAAAACCAATACAAATTTGAGAAGCGCGAAGCCTTCTTCGACTACCAAAGAGAGCGCTTAGATTATATCAAAGAACAGCAAGAGGCTTACGAGAAGTTCGAAAGAGAAAAAGAAGGCAGAAGATACGGCTTCTTATTTGGAGCGGCAGGTTTAGGCTTGGGTGGAATGATGGCTGGAGGTGGCCGTAAAGGAACTTATATGAATTTCGCTACAGGCGGTATGTCTCCAGACAACGTAGCAGCCCTGCTTACAGGCGGCGAGTACGTCATCCGCAAGGATGTAGTTGACAAGCATGGAATGCAGTTCTTCGACAAACTCAACAAGGGAGAGCTACCCAAGTTTAATGTTGGCGGATTGGTTGGCGCACCGACCAGCAGACAGAACGGAAGAAACGACTCTTCTCCGGTTCAAAGAGATATCACCAGCGACAGAACTGGTGGGGCAACGTCAAACACAAACAACATATCAATAACAGTCAACGTAGACTCCAACGGCACCGTGGGCGCTGAAGCTCAAGAGAACCAAGGCGAAGCTGGAAACCTCACGGAAGAAGAAAGCAAAGAGCTGGCTGGCAAGATCAAGAGCTCGGTGCTCAATGTGATTATAGAGCAGAAACGACCGGGTGGAATGCTTTACGGAGACCGATAATACCCACGAGTTTTTTCGATAATTTCTTCCTGAGAGACAAACACGTTCTGCGGTATAGCGCATGCAGCTACACACTGCTTACCTTCTTTCGGTGCTGTTATTGTTATTTTCGGCACATAGTCGTAACTGGAGCCTTTGTCTACTATCTCTATTCTAGAAACTTTGCCGTCTTTGATGAGAGCCACGGCTTTGGCTTGGAAACCGAAAGACTTTGATTTCGGCGCGTCTATTGTAACTTTGGGCGGAGAATCATATCCTGATCCACCATCTAATACAGTCACACTAAAAATATTACCAAATGGATTATACCTTGTTATATCCTCTACTTCTTTTATCTCTTCTATCCTTAGCTTGTTAGGCATTCCTCTAAGGAAGTTTTTTAATTTAATTATGTGGTTTTTAAGGTCGTTGTTCTCGTCTTCTAAAGCCATCATAAATGGCAAGTCTAATTTAGTGAGCAGCGAATCTCTCTTTGATCTTATCTCTTTAACCTTTTCGGATTCAACATACAATCGCATGTTCATCTTAAGCTTTTTGTTTTCGGAAAGCTCAAAGAAGTTACCGTAAATATCTGGGGCCACTTCGTCTTCTTTTATGTAGAAATATTTTTCAACGTCTTCAGGCTGCACATCGGGGCGCATTTCTTTATACTGAGCTAAAGCATAATCTTCCTCTGTAGCGATAGGAAAAGAATAAACATCTTTAGAATTGTCTTTGTAAAATATGATTAAATTATTATTCATTTTTATACTATGTTTGGACAGGCTGAGTCAGGGGTTTTTGGGTCTTGAGAAGAAGCCATAACAAAGAACACGGCTTCTTTCAAATATGAATTATCTATCATGTGGCCGACATGTATATCAAAGTAGTTTTCGGTCTTGGGTAAGCCTCCGAAGCCTTGAACAAAACCAGCGGGGTGAAAATTAAAGTAGGCATCACTTCCTCCTATCATAACCAATTCATCATGCTGTACTCCAGCGGCCATCCAAGCTTTGCGAGCTTGCGCGTCGAACTCGTCCTCGAAATTGGGTTGACTTCCTCCTTCTGTGTTCTCGTGTTTCCAGAGGGCGCCTATTCCTTCTAGAAGGGTGCTATTATAATAGGCTTTATGATTGCAGTTCATGCCTACCACCCAATAATTATCTGGATTTTTGGGTTTTTCGAAATAAACTCTGTACCTCTTAAATCCTTTTTGGAAAATTGAGTCGTAACCAGGTCCTCTTTCTGAATCGTTTCCCTGTTGAGCCGTAAAGGTCTCTGTGGTGTACCCGCCCTTTTTAGTCACATTGTCTACTGGGGTATTAGGTTGCGTGTAGTTGTCGTTATAACCCTTTAAATAGTATTGACAACCTGCGGTAAATATCGGATACCCCGGTGATCCAACTGGCGCTTCACTTATTAATGCCACTTCTGACGCGGAGCCCGGTGAGTTGCCGCCAACCCATTGAAGCAATGGCGTTTTGTGAGTGCAGTAGAACGGCAAGTAACCTTTGTAGGATTGGTATTCATCGGTTACGTCTTTGATGCATTTGATTTTATTGCCATACCAATTACCGTTGTCATCTATTTTAATCCAAGCCTTCCAGCCTTCTCCGAGCAAGTCAATGATGTCAGGCGTGACCTTCGAGGCTCTGACTGTTTTGGATATTCTGTCTGCGAGTCTTTTTCTTATGTCGTAGTTTGACACGCCAGCCGAAGCTATATTCCTTTGCTTCCAAAGGTCTAAGTCTTCGTCGAATTGATCTGTGTAAGCTATGGCAATCCAACACTCCAAAAGGTCTTTGATTGGCTGTCCTTGTACGCCCTGTCTACCGAAAGACGGCGCAATCTCAAAGACGGGGTCTGTGTTTCCGATGTCTGTTACTTTGACTATGTTAAAGTCCCAGTCGTCATCTTGATCATCAAAAGCGTTATCTAAAAACTCTTGATAAGTAAATTCTTTTTTAGCGGCGATAATATAAACAGCGGATACGTCAGATGGTCTTCCCGTGTTGTAAATTTTGACGTTGTTATTTAAGTCAATAAAGCACTGCACACATTCGTCGCTTGAGCCGAGATAAGGTCCTACAGTTGCAGGAGGTATCGGTGTGCCCCTAGTTATAACGCACCCTGGATCTGGTATACTTGGTTGAGGGTTATCTACCCATAAATAATCATAACCAGTATTGCTGCTCCCTTCTGAAGATAGACTTCCAGCCGCGTCTACAGCATCAATTCTGATCGTGTATCTCCTTAAAGCTTTCTCTAGTCTAAAATTGTCGTTGCCGTCTAGTGTCGTCAACATATTTTCAATAAGATTGAACTCAAAGCTCGTACTTCCTAAGTCCCAATCTGGAGGTAGGAAATCTGGGAAGTCCGCTCTCTTTTTGCTTTCTTCAAAGTCATCGGTGTGACCTTCGTATATTCTTATCCTAAATTTAAAATCAAAAGAGGTATTGATGTTTTGCACTGTGGGCACAGTGGTGTTCCATAAGAACTGCACGGCTGAGTCGTTATATTCGTCCGCCACTCCGTCTACGTTGAATGGGTCGCTTGAAGCTTCTGCATTTTTAAGCGTGTTGTCGCTTATTCTTAAAGAGGTTATCTTGACGTCTCTGATGGGTTTTACTCCAGTTACAGCTTGCGAGTCTTCTCTGTACCCACTGTTTGTACCGCTGGAGTATTGATTCAGAGCGTTGACGGCGTATACCCTAAGGTAATATGTGCCATCCACAGAAGGTATAAACGTTCCAGTCGGAGTCCCTGTGGAGTAAATTTTATCAACTAAATACTGATCATCTGGCACAGCCGACGAGCCAAAAGCATCTTTTTTAGCGTAGACCGCGTAGTAGCTTAAACCTTTAAGTCCGTCAGTTTCTAATGATTCTTCAATGCTGTAATTTATCTCTTTGGTATTCAGAGCTCCAGTTGGAGAGGTGACGCTAGTTATCGTCAGCTTGTGTGGGGTCTTGGGGACATTTAAATTTAATTGATTTGTGTAAGCTAAAGAAGAGTCGATGTTTTCATATTTTTCTTCTGTGTATTCTACGCCTGAGACCTCGTATTTGCTTACCTCTTTCTCTACTACGTTTATAGCTCTATAAAGTTTATTTTGATTTTGTTTTTCTTGTATGTCTACGCTCGCTGTAGTAACAACGCCCACCCCCAGTATGCTCCACGACATGTTGTCTGTTACGGCTCCTATGTTGTTTATCAGTGTGCCAGCAGTGTTGAGGCAGTTCGAGCAGGTTATAGTAATCAAAGATTTACCTGTTGATCCGGAGCTGTAATCTACGCTTGAGTTTGTTATTGTAAATTTTTGTACATGCTTGTTCCTGATGAACTGGGCGTCTAATTCTCCAAATGTTTGGGGATCATCCATTTCTACTTGACTAGAATCATAAAAGAAAGACGGCGCCGATAGTGTTAATTCGTAGTCTCTATTCGCGTCGAGAGCTTCTAGTTCCGCGTCTAAAAGAACCGTGAACTGACTATCGCTTACTCTGGTGAATGTATTTACCCTTCCCCCTCTGCGTTTGATTAGCCTATTACTGTCCGCAACGGTGAATACGTCTCCCGGTCTTACAAGTGACCCCTCCATTCCGGTTGTAAACGCTACCGTTTCGGTCTCTAACTTTTCAGTGTTTAGTATCCACTGGCCTAGCCGCCTTGCTTGGCCTCTGCTGGAACAACCAAAGGCTGTAATTTCTTTTTCTTTTATTCCGTATCTTCTTATGCCGTCAGGATCGTCTACGTATTCTACATCAGGCTGGTAAAAGTTATCTTTGTCATTAAATCTAACCACGGCAACGGTGTGGCGCACGCGCTTGCTCGTTGTTGTATAGTTGAAGTCTCCACCTTCTACGTTAGCGTTATTAAATAAGAACAGTGGTTCTTTCTTGCTGTCTTGTACGACATATATACTTCCTGACTGATAGTATATCATTGACCTAAAGATGCTGGCCATGTCGTTTAAGACTTGGTAGGCGTCTTCTCTAGAGCCTATGAAAACGTTACAGCTAAATCTGGGCTCGAGACCACCATTTCCGTCAGGAACTAATTCGTCACAGTATTGCGCGATTTCGTAAAGTGTCCATTTATCTATGGTTACTTCGTCTATATATTTACCCAAGCCGTATCTCTTGTTTGTTAACAGATCGTAAAAGCACCACGCTGGGTTGTCTGTCCAATATAAACCTTTAGCTCTGTTGTTTCCTATGGCTTGGCATCCGGTTTGATTTTCCCAGTCTGTGCAAGACTTGCCGTATTGAACATCTGTTCCTGTGACTTCGTCAGAAAAAGTTCCATTCCAAGTAGACCAATAAGTTCTAGTTACTGGATCATAGTTAGATGGTATTCTAACTTTTTGCAATCTTACGTCATAAATTCTTTCGGGGAGTTGGCTAAATGTGTCTGCATCAAAAGAGTTTTTAACAACGAAGCTCTGTGGGTACATGAGCGTACAATTCGTATACTCTGTAATCGTATCAATAAAAGTTTCGTTGACGATGTCTGGGTTTGTAGGCTCTGGCGTATTCCTTATGATTTTTATTTCCCAGCCTATGAATCCTTCGTCGGAGCCATAGGTTTTATATTTCTCTGTTAAATTTAAAAAGTAATCTCTAGTATAAGGGCTAGAAAAACTACCTCTTATAACTTCCGTATAATCAGAAATAAAATCTACTTTTCTATTAGAAAATAAAGGTCTATAAAAGAAAGAGATATGAACCGCTGAATCTAGCAATTCGCCATAGTTTTCATTAGGCTTTTTAGCTGTGCCTTTGTATCTATCTATTCTTCCAAGCCTACCAACTTTAATTCCTACGACTATTTTATCGCAATACTTATTTATTACTTGGTAGAATTTATCATTGGCTTCGGTGCCTCCGTCTTGGCCTCTTATCCTTTCGTTGATCGACCTTACTTTGGACGACCCTAAGCCAGAGGCTCTAACTGCGTTTTGATCGGTTATTACATTTACGTCAGTAAAATTAAAGTTTCCATTGTGATGGTCTAAAATAGGCGTTTTATTCCAATATATAGAAGCCAGCTTGGCTAAATTTGTGTCGGTGTTTAACTGTCTTACGGTGGCTCCAGCGTACCCTATCAAGCCCTTCCTTGATTTCTCTTGGTCGAAATCATATTCGTGAGTTACCAGCCCTTCTATGCCGTCTTCAGAAATTAAGTCTACCACAACGGCCTTCGCTAAGGTCATATACCTAGCAGTATCGTCATCTGGAGTCCCATCGATTGGGTCTACGTAATGAACGCCTTTTACTTTGACGCTTTTGGTGCCTTCAGAATTACCTTCCCTTAGGCCCAACTCGTCGATAATGGTATCTACTTGCGCGTGATTACGCGTCATCATATGCAAAAATAAATGGCCAAACTTTTTATTCATAATCTAAACCTTTATCTTGAAGCGGCCTCCGTATCGCGTATGTAAAGTTTGCTTGGCTCTGGATTGAAAGTGCCCCCCTTGTAGACTAGCCAATCATAATTTATCTGCTCAAAAGCTATTGCTAGAGAGCCCAACATCATTCTGCCGTACCCCAAAGGTACGGGTCCGCCTGGATTGTAAGTGTTAGCGGGTCCATTAAACAGGTAGGACTCTTTCTTGTTGACTCCCTGTATCTCTTTAAAATCTTCAAACTCTGGCGGTTCTGCCATCATATTCGCTAAACCCGTTAACACGGCAAACACTCCAAGCTGCACCAGCAGCCCGCTTTTCATGGCTATACCTGCCCCCATCATTAACGCGCCGCCGACTAAGAGTAAGCTGTCTTTGTCGTCGCCGCCGCCCGCACCCTCTAACACGGGAACTATATCTATTCTTTTCATCTTCTTCTTGAGAAAAATTTCAGAGTTATTTATATCGTCTAGGCTGTCTAGGGGTTTTGACAGCAAATTCTCTTCGTCTACCAAGACTTTATACTTAATGTTTTGTT